CAAGTTGTACTAAATAATTATGCTTTGAAATTGGACTTACTAAACTATCTAACTTGCTCAAATGAGTAGTTGAAAGTTTTTGCCATTCTTTTTTATTATATTTATATTTTTGCATATAAAAACCATTATGCATAAAATTGTGTCAATTTAATGGCAAATACAAAAATAATTAATCTTTCTTCTGCCACAATTCAGAACCGCCCAGCTTTAAAAATTTTGTCAACATAATGCTAGAAATATGGCAGGATTTAGACACGATTAAATGTGGCTAGAATTAGCTTGAATTGTGGTTATTTGGAGATTCTATTGAGGGTTGTAAGATATCTTATATAACCTCTATAGGTTGTATAAGATTGTCAACTAGAAGTTGTACAACTAAAGATTGTTAGGGATAACTAGGGGTTGTACAAGGATAGGTTGAATTCTAGGAGAGGTTGTAAGAAGAACAAAAGGGGTACATATGTGCCACCCCACCCCTATGGGTGTATGTATGTATTGCTTATACATTTTTAGATAGTTTAGGTGTAAACTAGATAGTCTCGCCCTGCTTTTGTAGACTGTGCTATATAGCTGGACTGTCCCAGAGAGTCTCTTAGATGCTTCAACCCCTGGAGAGGTGTTACCTTAGTATACACACGATATTTACAATTGTCAACGTCTACCAGAAATAAATATAAAAACTGTTGTCAACTAGATGTAAACTTGTTATAATAATCTATATGAGTACAAGTTTTCTACCATCATTAGATAATAAAAGAAAATTAACAGAACAACAACAAACCTTTCTTTCAGTTCTTGCAACATCAGCTAAAGGAGATATAAACAAAGCTTTGAATATTGCAGGGTATAAAGAGACTTCATACTACAATGTCATCAATAGTTTAAAGGATGAAATTGTAGATGTCGCCACAAAGATTTTAGCAAAGTCAGCACCACAAGCTTCTCAGAAATTAGTTGAGATACTTAATAGTGATGACCCTATACCACAAGTCAATGCTAAACTTCAAGCAGCCCAAACCTTATTAGACAGAGTGGGTGTTGCCAAACGTGATAAGCTAGATGTAACGCATACTGCTACAAGTGGGATTTTTCTGTTACCTGAAAAGAAAACTTTAATTGATGGTGAAGCAGAAGAGGTTGAAATAATAGATGATAAGAAGGAATAGTTCTACTATACCTTTTGGTTATAAGTTATCTACGGATAACAAAACATTAGAGAAAGTTGATAAAGAAATATCAGCATTATCAGAAATGAAGGATGGTGTTAAATCTGGAGCTTTCTCTTTAAGAGGAGCAGTTGAGATTTTAGAACATCAGACTGGTCGCAAGTTATCCCCTATGGGTTTAAAGAAAATCATAGATAGAGATAATATAGAAAAACCTAAAGGATTATTAAGTAGAAATGACGAGACAGTATAATTATAGCTTTGAACAAAAAGCCAAGATAGCTTCAAGGAAAGCTGTTAAGGAAAAAGAAAAAGAGATTCAAAGATTAAGAAAAAATTTAGAAAACAAAACAACTAGACTAAAGGTTAAGAAAGAAGCTTTAGCTGTTGTCCATAAAGCCGAGACCAATCAGAAAAGTAAGAGTGGTACGATTATGGATGAAGCTCATTACAAATCTTTACCTAAGTCAGTTAAAGACCTTTTAGAAGAAGAAAAAGATAGAATAGTATTCAAACCTAATACAGGTCCTCAGACAGAATTCTTAGCTGCACCAGAGCAGGATGTTCTGTATGGAGGAGCCGCAGGTGGTGGTAAGTCCTTTGCCATGCTTGTAGACCCATTAAGGTTCATGCACATTAAAGAACATAGAGCTTTGTTATTAAGAAAATCCATGCCAGAGCTACGAGAGTTAATTGATAAATCTAGAGAACTCTATCCTAAAGCATTCATTGGTGCTAAGTTTAGAGAAGTAGAAAAGATTTGGAAATTTCCTTCAGGAGCAACATTGGAGTTCGGTTATCTTGATAGAGATGCTGATGTGTATAGATACCAAGGTCAATCATATACCTGGATAGGGATTGACGAACTCACTCAGTATCCAACAGAATTCCCACTTCAATATTTGCAGTCACGATTGAGAACAACTAATCAAAAAATAAAATGCTACATTCGGTGCACAGCAAACCCTGGAGGTGTCGGAGGAAACTGGGTTAAGAAAAGGTATCTAGACCCAGCCCCTCCTAATGAAAGCTTTAAAGGTAATGATAAGATTTCAAGAAAATTTATTCCAGCTAGATTAGATGATAATCCTTATTTAGCTTTAGATGGTAAGTACCAACAGATGTTGGAATCCTTACCTCCTGTACAAAAGAAACAACTCCTAGATGGTAATTGGGATGTTGCTGAAGGTGCAGCATTTGCAGAATTTGAATATGATAAACATTGTGTAGCTCCTTATATTCTTCCTAAACATTGGGAAAGACTAAAAGGAATTGACTATGGTTATGCAGCAGAGTCTGCTGTTATTTGGGGTTGTGTAGACCCTACAGATGAAACATTAATTATTTATAGAGAACTATATCAAAAAGGTTTAACAGGTGAAGACTTAGCTAAGAAGATTTTTCAATATGAAAAAGAAGATAAGCTTTCTGTTAGAGGAGTTTTAGATGTTCAAGCTTGGGCAAGAACTGGAACAACAGGACCAACTGTTGGAGAAGTCTTAACGAGAGCTGGACATAAACTTAGAAGAGCTGATAAGAATAGAATACAAGGTAAAATCCAAGTACATGAAAAATTAAAAATAAATGAGAAGGGTAGACCTAGAATGATTATATTTAAAAGTTGTCCTAATCTTATTAGAGAATTACAAGGAATACCCATAGACCCTAACAAACCTGAAGATGTAGATACTAAAGCATCAGACCATGCTTATGATGCATTAAGATATTTAATTATGGCTAGACCTAGAAGTCAAACTGCTTATGAGAAAATGAATCAAATTAAAAAATGGAGACCTGCTGACCCTGTGTTTGGTTACTAATGAAAATACATAGTTTATTTCCAACTCCTGTTTATGAAACAAATCTTAATAGAGAATTTACTAAACAAGAATTAGAATTAATTAAAGCTAGTGAAATAGAATGTATTCCTAATATGGGTAATACTTCTAGTGAAGATAATTATATATTAGAACAAGAAGGATTTAAAGATTTAAAAAAAGAATTAGAAATTATTTTAAAAGATTATATGGATAAAGTTGTTAGCCCTAATCAAAAAACGGATTGTTATATAACACAATCATGGTTAAACTATACTGAAACAAATGGCTATCATCATATTCATAACCATCCTAATTCTTATTTATCAGGAGTTTTATATTTTAATGGTGATAAAGAATATGATAAAATTCATTTTAGTAAAAATGATTATAATCAAATTCAAATTGGTACTGATAAGTATAATAGATTTAATTCTAGTAGTTGGTTTGTACCTGTTCAAACAGGGCAGGTTGTAATATTTCCTTCCCATCTACATCATATGGTTTCTCCAAAGCAAGGAGATAATCTTAGAATTAGTTTAGCTTTCAATAGCTTTATTAAAGGAACATTGGGCACTAAAAATGAATTAACAGAATTGAGGATTAATGTATAAGATTTTAATATTAGCTTATTTAATTGGTGCAGACCCAGTAATAACACAACAGAATTTTGAAATGCAAGGATGGTATAAGACCATGCAAGAATGCCAAGCCAATTTATTAAAACAACACCCTGACCAAACTTATGAAGTGATGAGAGAGTTTGTTGAAGATACTAACTTTAAATGGGATTGGTTAGTTGCAGGATGTACTAATGAAGAAACAGGGGAAAAGTTTTTAGTTTATCCTACTTATCCTAAAGGGAAACCTGATGAGTTAGAAGGATTAGAATTTGAATTAAAGGATATAATGATATAATGCATTTACCAGAGGAAGTATTTTTATTTATGATGTTTATTTTTATTACCTTATATCTTATATTTAAAGTAATTCATTTTATTTAATATGCCTATATATACTTTTAAAAATAAATTAACAAACGAACAATATGATGAGATAATGACTTATGATGAATTACAAGAATATATTAAACAAGAACATATTGAACAAGTATTTAAAATTAATCTTTATAGATACTCAGATAACAATGGTATTAAAGACCAAGAGACTTCTTGGATGAAAGATAAAACTATTAGAGGTAATGGAAAGTTTGAACCTTATGGTAAGGTTAAGACAATTCAAGATAATAAAAGTTATAAAAGAAAGAAAGATAAAAAACATTTTAGTATATGAAAAGAAGAAAAGTTAAGATTAATAAGAAAGCCAAAAGAGAGATTGATAAGTATCCTTTAGTAGAAGTACATTGGTATGATATTGTTTCTGAATCTGGATGGCAATCTATTAAAGCTTGTCAAAAAGCAAAGCTTCCTCCTTGTATAACTAAAGGACATCTCTTGTCTCAAAACAAAGGTATAACAAGAGTTTTTGGTGATTATGCTTTATCAGAAAAGGATGAAGGTACGATTGATGAAATAGGAAATACAACTTTAATCCCAACTTGTGTTATTATAGATATTAAGAAGATTGTTGACAAAGGTCGTTAATTAGTGTATTATTATATAGTATAGAGGTATTTTACGTATGGCTTTACTACCACCAGCTCAAAGGCAAAAAGACCTATTGAGTAAAGAAGATGATAAACAGGAAGATATAAATCTTCTTGTTTCCATGATAGATAAGAAATTTACTGCTTGTAAAGATTCTAGACAAGATGATGAAAGTAGATGGTTACAAGCTTATCATAACTATCGTGGTAAATATTTTAAAGATGTTCATTTTACTGAACATGAGAAATCTAGAGTATTTGTTAAAGTTACTAAAACAAAAGTATTAGCAGCTTATGGACAAATTATAGATGTCTTATTTGGAATGGGTAAGTTTCCATTAGTTATTCAGGAAACTAAAGTTCCAGAAGGTATATCTGAATATGCTCATATGAATCCATTAAAAGAACAAATGGGTAATGAGAATATGGAACCAACTCCTAGTGTTGAAGGAAACTTAGAATATATTCCTGGTCAACCTATGAGTCCTACTTCTAATTTAGGATTTCCTGGTGATGGAAAACCTTTACCTAAAGGAGCTACCTTTAGTTCTTTAAATGAAAGTTTCTTAGGTGGATTAGAAAATGAATATGAAAAAGCAGAACTAACAGAAGGTCCTGCTAAACTTCCAGAATTTCCTCAAATCAAACCAGCACAAATTGCTGCAAGAAGATTAGAAAAAGTAATTCAAGACCAATTAGATGAATCTAATGGTAATGTTAATTTAAGAAATGCTATCTTTGAATCCTGTTTATTAGGAACAGGAATATTAAAAGGTCCATTTACTTATAATAAAACTTTACATAAGTATGCAGCAAGTGGTAATGGCTCTGCAAGAGAATATCATCCTGAATTTGTAAAGGTTCCAAAAGTTGAATTTGTAAGTCTATGGGATATGTATCCAGACCCTAATGCAAGAAATATGGATGAATGTGAATTTATTATTCAAAGACATAGATTAAACAGACATCAATTCTTAGATTTAATTAATAGACCTTATTTTAGTAAAGAACAAATTGAAGCTTGTTTAGCATTAGGTCCTAATTATAATAAACAATATTGGGAATCAGATATTCAATTAGAAACAGATTCTTATTCTGATATAGAAAAAAATAGATATGAAGTATTAGAATACTGGGGTACTGTAGATGCTATGACTGCTAGAGAACAAGGATTAGCACTAGACCCTGATATAGAAGATTCAACTCAAGTACAAGTAAATGTTTGGACTTCAATGGGTAAAATTATTAGAATAGTTGAAAATCCTTTTCAACCTTTTAGAATACCTTACCAAGCTTTTGCTTATGAAAAGAATCCATATAACTTTTTTGGAATAGGTGTTCCAGAAAATATGGATGATGCTCAACAAATTATGAATGGTCATGCAAGAATGGCTATAGATA